GCAACTCCTGATGAAGTTGAAGTTGTATTAAGTGGTGACCCAGGAGCAACTGGTGCAACTGTTGTACTTAAATTCATCGGTGTTGCTGGTTCTTCAGACGCTAGTTAATAAATAATTCTTGTGGGCCTTCGGGCCCACATAAATTTAACGGAGATTAAAATATGAAATCAGATGTAAAAGCAATAAGACAAACTGTTGGAAGTACTGGAGTTATTTTTGCTGGAAGAACAAGATTAAGAGGTATTATTATTGAATCAACTGATGCTACAACAGCAGGTTCAGTTGTATTACAAGATAACACTGATAGTACAACTTTATTTTCTGCAGGTGTTCCAGCAGGAGATGTTTTTTCATTTAACATGCCTGAAGATGGAATCTTGTTTCCAGGTGGAATGAAAAGTTCAACTTTAACACTAGCGAATTTAACTGTATTAATAGACAAGTAGGAGGCTAAATGGCTAATACTACTTCGGGTACAACTACATTCGATAAAACTTTTTCTATAGATGAAATTATAGAAGAAGCTTACGAACGAATTGGTATGCAAGGAGTTTCTGGTAATCAATTAAGATTAGCCAGACGTTCTTTAAATATCATGTTTCAAGAATGGGGAAACAGAGGACTTCATTATTGGGAAGTTGCAAATAATTCAATTACATTAGTTAATGGTCAAGCTGTATATACAATGTACAGATCAACTTCTGATGGTACTTCAGATGCAACAGCAGTATATGGTGTAGATGATGTATTAGAAGCATCTTATAGAAATTCATCTAGCGTAGACACTCCACTTACAAAAATTAATAGATCCACTTATCAAGCACTTTCTAATAAGTCTGATACAGGTCAACCAACTCAATATTTTGTACAAAGATTTATAGATAAAGTAACTATTACTTTATATTTAACACCAGGCACATCTGAAGCCGGAAACTATCTTAATTATTATTACGTAAAAAGAATTCAAGATGTTGGAGACTATACTAATGCAACTGATGTACCTTACAGATTTGTACCTTGTATGGCTTCTGGATTAGCATTTTATTTATCACAAAAATTTAATCCACAAATAACTCAACAGATGAAATTATTATATGAAGATGAATTACAAAGAGCTTTACAAGAAGATGGTTCTTCTTCAAGTTCTTTTATAACACCAAAAACTTATTACCCAAATATTTAATATGGCAAAACTATCTAGAGGAAAATACGCACAAGCAATATCAGACAGATCAGGTATGGCATTTCCTTATCAAGAGATGGTTAAAGAATGGAATGGTTCTTTTGTACATGTATCTGAATTTGAACCTAAACAGCCGCAGTTAGAACCGACTAGATTTACAGGAGATCCACAAGGACTAATGAATGCTAGACCTGCAAGAACTGAACCTGCTACAGAAAATTTATTACCTAGTGATCCATTTAGTTTAACTTCAGGATCCGCAACAGTAATTGTTACAGAACCTAGTCATGGTAGAAGTAATGGTAGTACAGTTTGTTTTAGAAATGTTGATGGAAGTCCAGGAGGATTAGCATATACAGTGTTTGAAAATGCTTCAGGATTTGTTATAACAGTTATTAATACAAATAGTTATAGTTTTAATTGTGGAAGCAACGCAACTGTAACGGAAAATTCAGGAGGAATGTTTGCGACCGCTGGTCCAGTAACATTAACACCATAATGGCAGGATTTACATACACAACTTTAACAACAGCAATTCAAGATTACACTGAAGTAGATAGTAATGTTTTAACTTCTACAATCACAGATCAAATTATTGAAAACTCAGAATTAAGAATTTTAAGAGATGTACCTATTGATGCATACAAAAAACAATCAATTGGTAATTTAGTTACTGGTCAAACAACTATAAACGTTCCAGCTAAAACTTTATTTGTAAAAGGTGTACAAGTTTATAATTCAACTTCTGTATCTACAGGAACTAATTCTTGGTTAGAAAAAAAAGATGAATCTTATTTACAAGAATATTCACCAGCAGAAACATCAACTGGTATGCCAAAATACTATGCTATGTTTGGTGGAGCAACTGGGGTAACAGACACCACTTCAGGAAGACTATTTTTAGCTCCTGCTCCAGACGATACTTATGTATTTAAAATTCACTATGAAGCTATTCCAGATGGGTTATCTAGCTCAAATGCAACGACTTATATAAGCCAATATTTTCCAAATGGCTTACTATATGCATGTCTTGTGGAAGCATATGGATATTTAAAAGGTCCAATTGATATGTTGACACTATATGAAAATAAGTATAAACAGGAAGTTGAGAAGTTTGCTGCAGAGCAACTTGGTAGACGTAAGAGGGACGATTACACAGATGGTACTGTACGTATTCCAATACCTTCACCGTCACCGTAATAGGAGAAAAAAATTATGGCAATAACATCGGCAATTTGTACAAGTTTCAAACAACAAATTTTAGTTGGAACACATGACTTTACAGCAACTACAGGTGATACATTCAAACTTGCATTGTACACAAGTTCAGCAACTTTAGGTGCAGCAACAACTGCATATAGTGCTACAAATGAAATTACAAATGACGCTGGCTCTGCTTACGTTGCAGGTGGTCAAGACTTAACAAGTGTTACACCAACAACTTCTGGAACAACTGCGTTTTGTGATTTTGATGACATCTCTTGGACATCAGCTTCTTTTACTGCAAACGGTTGTTTAATTTATAATGATACTGCAGCAGGAGACCCTGCTGTTTGTGCAATCGCTTTTGGTTCAGACAAAACTGCAACTAACGGAACTTTCACAATTCAATTTCCAACAGCAGACGCAAGTAACGCAATCATAAGATTAGCTTAGGAGTAACCCATGTCGGGATGGGGACGATTTACCTGGGGCCAAGCTTACTGGGGTGAGGATGATTTACTCGCAACAGGTTGGGGTGCTAAACCTTATGGTACAAGTAACTGGGGAGATCTCTCTGGTGAAGTTGTAAGTCTTACTGGTTTACAAATTAATTCAACACTCAATCCTTCAGTTACATTTGAAATTTCTGGTTTAGTAGAACCACTAGGTATTGCTGCAACTTTCTCTATAGGTTCAATTACTAATGTTATTGATGTAACAACTTCTTTGACAGGAGAAGAAATTACTTCTGCACAAGGAACTATTACAACAGAAATTGCTGTTACTCCAACTATCACAGGACAAGAAATTGCAACTGCAGTTGGTGTACTAGATCCAGCAGACCAAGTACTAGGTTTAACAGGTCAACAAATTACATCAGCTCAAGGTACAGTGGTAGTACCAAATGAAGATGTAGCCATTACTGGTTTTGAAATTACTTCAGCTCAAGGAACTATTACTGTTGATACTATTACTCTAGTTGAGCTAACAGGTATTGCTGCAAGCTTTAATATTGGAAGTGTAATCGTACCAAATGAAGATGTCACATTATCTGGTTTAGAAATAGAATCTAATTTAGGTATATTAGTTGGAACAGGATCGGTAGCAGTTCCTGTAACTGGAATCCAGTTCACTAGTTCTGTTGGAGCAATAGACCCTGCAGATGTGATGGGTTTAACTGGGGTTTCTTTCAGTTCTGCAGTGGGTACTCTTAACCCAGTAGATCAAGTGGTTGGTTTAACAGGCTTATCTATTACAGCTTCGGTGACACCTCCATTTATAATTCATTATCAGAATGTTGACACAGGCTCAAATACATCATATAGTGGTGTATCAACAGGTTCGAATACTTCCTATTCGAATGTTGCAAATGGCTCAAATACAAGCTATACAGATGTAGCAGCATAGGAGAAAAAAATTTATGGCATCGACATATACACCTCTTGGTATAGAACTAATGGCAACTGGCGAAAACGCTGGTACATGGGGAACTAAGACAAATACAAATTTACAATTATTTGAACAGATAGCTGGAGGCTATGCTTCAGTAACTGTTAATGGTACAGGTGCAACTGCTCTTTCAATTTCAGATGGAGCAACTGGTGCAAATGGTGCAGCAAGAGTAATTATATTAACAGGAACAATTACAGGAAATATTACTGTAACACTTCCATTAGATGTAGAAAATTTTTATGCAATTAAAAATGCAACTACAGGATCTTTCACTGTAGAATTTAAATATGTTTCAGGAACAGGTAATAGTTTTACTTGGTCCACTACACAAAAAGATTGGAGACTTTTTACAGCTAAAGCAGATGATGCTACTAATCCTAACATAGAAGAAATATCTTTAACAACTTCTCCAGCAGGTTCAAATACACAAATTCAATTTAATAACGCAGGTTCTTTTGGAGGATCTGCTAATTTAACTTGGGATGGCTCAAACGTATTTATTGCTGCAGAAGGTGATTTAAGATTAGGAGATAATACAGGCGGAGAATATGTTGGACTAGATGCTCCAGCAACAGTTTCTGCCTCTTATACAATAACTTTACCTACGGCAGTAGCTGCAGGTGCAAATTATGCTTTAACCACAACAGATGCTTCAGGAAATACGCAGTGGACAGCTACTTCAACATTTGGAATTTCAACAGGAAAAGCTATTGCAATGGCGATCGTTTTCGGATAAAAGGAGATAATTATGGCAAACCCAAATATAGTAAATGTAACATCAATTTATGGTAAGACAGTTCAAGCTGCTCTTACAACTACTCTTACTACAGAACTTTTATTATGCGCTGCTGATAAAGTTTTAAAAATAAATTCAATCACAATCGCAAACATCGATGGTACTAACGCTGCAGATGCTTCTGTGTTCATAACTAAATCAGGTGGATCACCAATTGCAATTGCAAGTACAATCTCTGTACCTGCTGATGCATC